CAGGTAGAGGGATCTCCTCCGCGAGTAGGGAAGAATCAGCATAGCGTTGTGAAAATTCTTGATATGTCATGCTCCTATGACGAAGCACTTGAGCTGCCACACCCCTGGTGGTATTGATTTCCAGGGTCATGTATGCCTGCTCAAAGATACTCCAGTGCTGGTGCTTCACACAATACTTGAGCAACCCAGAAAACTTTTCATTCTCCTGGTTGTTAGGATTGCTCACACGGGCACAATAAGCCATGTGTTTCTCAGCGTCAGGAGTGACACTAATCAATTTAATCGGGGTATCCGTCATCGTCATTAAAAACTTCGTCGTAATCGGTTATGTAATATGCGGCAGGATCATCAAAATTCTCCTGTTTGGTTTTGTATGCATCGACATCAGAGTATACCTCTGATTCCAATACATCTACAAGAGATTTTAGATTTCTCACAATGAGTTTTAGTTTCTCTCTGTCCATAAAAAATGGGAGGTTTCCCTCCCATTATACCATACTAAAAATGTAAGTCAATCACTTAGTGTAGGTGTGTCCACGGTAGGTGAACTTACCATGCACTTCAGATGGTTTGACGTTCGTGACTTTAGTCTTAACACCACGATAAGCGGTGTGAGTAATTTGAGCGTCGTGAAGAGCAGATGCTTTGTTGATCTGCTTTCTGATGATGTTAAGTGTGTTCATCGTAGGTCTCCTGAAGTTAGGGTTTGTGGTCCCCGTTCCTTCAGTCGTTTGCGTCCCCGAGGGGATGAACGATCCGTTCCGCGACTTACTTGCGTCCCAAAAAGTGGGATGAACGATGGGTCTATTATAGACCCTACGAACTATCTAGTCAAGTAGTTTTGTAACTTGTGATACAATTTTATGTTTTCTACAGAAACATACCATGACTATTCATATATTGAAGGGTCTCCTTCATACTGCCAATGTGTTTCGTATCAATGGCAACTTGAGGGTAAGTGGCTTCGTCACCAAACTCCTGCTCAAATGCACTCTGTGTAAAATGCTTGTCAAGTTTGTATTCTAAAAACTCACCTCCAATGGATCTGAGAAGTTGAGCAATTCGTTCACATTCTTGACTGCCGTTACTATAGATTACTGCTGTTGTCATTTTCTTCGTACTCGATTACAACTCGTTTGTACTTTCTACCATTACTATCGACACAAGAAATGTGTCTCAATGTACCATTTAATTCATCTGCAACTTCATGCAGTTTCCACCATGGAATTTCTTTGTCAGTCATTAGGTCTGCCCCCAATCTTATCCCACATCTCCTGAACCAGATCTCTAGCAGGTGGTGCTTCAAAATACAGTGATGATTGATTCTTCCAAGCATCAATCTGTTTCTGCGTGGGAACAGTAACTCTAAAGGAAAGTCCGTCTTCTTCAAACTCCTCATTCATCTTTTTGTATGTTTCGGGAGTAATCTTAATCTCAGTCATACTGTTCTGTTTAATCTGGTTTCTGCTTGATTAGGATAATCTGATGAATTATCAGTCTTGGGTGAACCTTCATTCGCCTTCATAGTCTTCTGAAAAGAGTTTCTTTTATATCTATTACAAAATGGATCAGGCATCCAGTATGTCACTTCCCAGTCAATTGGATTATCACCACAGATAGAATTACTTAACTCAATATGTCTTTCAGCAGAGTGAGGGAAAAAACCAAGTTGAATATATCCATCATGCATGATAGATTTACATCCCTCAATATCGACAAGAAAAAGTTTCTTAGTCACGTTGCCTCCAGTCATCAGGTTTATCTCTTTGAAACCAATCTACAATCTCATCTGCACCATCGAATCCCGTTTTGTGATTGGATGGGTCGGGATCACCTAATCCCATCCTATTCATAAAATCATCAATACTTCCCTCTTCAATATCCTGTGATGCCTGGCGACGTGCCTTTTGCAACCAATCTCTAGCAAGAGTATGTGCTTTGGCAAGTTTTTCTGCCCAGATCATATCCTCTAGAGGGACCTCTTCTTTGTTCGCAATACATCTACAAATGGACTCAAGTCTGAGTCTGTATTGGGTGGAGAGCATGTTAGTTCAATTTAAGTTTATCTTTTAGATCAAGAACCTTATTAACCTCATTAACCGCAGCAGACATCCTATCACCTAGGATATCCATGATATCTCCGTAGATTACTTCGTTATCCACGTAGTCATCGAAGTATGTGTCGATTGCTTCTTTGAGATACCTCTTGCGATGCCACTCAGATGAATAGGGTTTATAAGACATAGTGAAAGTAGTTTTTCATAGTGCGACTATAACAAAATATCGTTGACAAGTCAACTGTTGTATTTATTTTAATGGGTTACCATGTTTGTCTACTAATCCTAACTTTTTGATATGAGTTAGATTAGACCTTGCACCCTTCTTGATACGTTTATATTCCTTGATAATCTTATCAATTTCTTTTTGAGAAACACTTACTTTTAACTGCTTCTCCTCGTCGGTGCGAACAAACCCAAGACCACCTTGACTTTGTTCTTCTTTCTCATCAACATAATCGTTGATAACGTCTTGGATTTCATCGCGAATCAAGGAGTTAATTTGTTCTTTGAGATCCTCTTCGTTCATTTTTTCTTCTTGTCTTTTTTAGGTTTGACTCCCCACAGTTTTGGATTCACTGATCCATATCCAAAGTCAATTCTTTGGACACTTCCTTTACCATACTTATCATAGTACATGTCAAACATCTTAGAGACCTTACCGCAGCGAGTAAGATCAATATGTTCTACACCATCCACGATATACCAAATCAATCTGGCATCTGTTGGAAAAGATTTATCGTTTGCTGCTTCAAGAGAGGTTTTTTCGAGAAGGATTTGGCATCCATAGTCAGATTGATTGACTGCTTTACCGTCTTGACTATGACTTGCCATTTCCTCTTGCTGTTGTTCGGCTACCTCAACCGTCATGAGCGACCTCCCCATTGAATATCTGGATAAGCTTCTTTGACCATATCATAAGTTATCTTATATTTAGATTGCAATAGTTTATCTTTTGTTAAGCAAATAATTTCTGCTTCCTCAGGATGTAATCCCTCAAGTAATTGAATGAACATGGTTTCTCTACGAATGGTAGAGAGTGTATCGTTACCACCTTTGACAAAGTGATAGAGATTCTTGTGTTCACGTCGCAGAGAGGTGTGGTCCGTTCCTACAGGAACTTCATTCTTTTTAAATGGAACCTCACCTTCTGGAACAACAGAGACTACCGTGTCATCAAAATTCCAAATAAAGATAGTCTTTAGAGCATCAGTTTCATACTCTTTGAGAATCTCAATCTTCTTTGCCTTGGAACGTTGCTTGCTAGCAAGTTCAAGGATTTCATGAATAAAAGGATTGGGGGGAAGTTTAACCTTCATCGTCGTCTTCGTGGGACTCATAATCGTTTTCAAATCGTACTGCTAAAATTTCATCGGGGAGGACATTACCGTTTTCATCAAACATCTCTGGATGAGTATAAACGGGTTGAGTTTGGTAAGCATGTTCCTTTGCCAACCATCCTACCATACCTCCAACAAAAAAGAACATGATTGATACTAATGTTCCTATCGTAAGTGTTACTGCTAACATCTTCTGTCCTCCAGAGACTATTTCTTTCTGATGTCTAGGTAGAAGTTAAGATGTAAAACAATCTCTCTCTTGAAGAAGGAGACCATTTTACCGAACTTTACCTGAAAAGTTTTGGGCGGGTCTGGTTTTCTCCTCCTATTGCGAAGTAATAATTCAACCCCACGATTAATGTGGGTTTCCTGATTATTTAGAATGCTTTTTTCTCCGTCCAGGTCGTCGGTCATTACTATACCTCCATGCATCTTCCAAGATGCCATACAAATAATTTTTTATTTTTCTTGCTTGAGGTTTAGGGATGTGACCATAACCCTCGCGGAGTTGTTTGTGTTCATTATCAGCGCCACCTTTGATGTACTCATCAAGTTCTAATGTGAGATCGCTGAGTTCTGCAGCCGTGGTGCTTTCAATAAAAGAATCAACCTCATGCTTTTTAGTTTTGTTGGCTTTCAAGAAGTCGTAGAATTTTAAATTCATTTGTCCCTCAAAGGCATAGTCAATAGCA